TAAGCCTGACAGCTGGAACCCTTACGGCTACTGGAGGCGGAGGTGGGGGTGCAACTGCGTGGACTGTAAAAACCGCAGCCTATACTGCGGTGTCCGGTGACCGCATAGCAGCAGATACAAGTGGTGGTGTGTTTACAGTGACGCTTCCTGCTGCGCCTACGGCAGGAAATTATGTCGAGTTTGCTGATGGCGGTGGCGCGTTCAGGGTAAATAATCTGACAATCAGTCGAAATGGCAGCACTATCATGGACCTCAGCGAAGACATGACGCTATCCACCAACAACATCAGCGTTGGCCTTGTCTACACCGGAACTACCTGGAGAATCTACTAAATGAGTGATCTGAAGCAATTTCTTAACACCAGTCTCGGTCGTCGGTCTGTTATGTATGTACGGAGTAGTCAAACTATTACCGCACAATTTTCTGGTATGCACCGCATCACAGCAATTGGCGCTGGTGGGTCTGGTGCAGCAAAATCGGCGGCTAGTCCTTGCGCTGCCTCCGGTGGTGCGGCTGGCGGAACGTGCATCAAGGAAATGTATATCGCGGCAGGGACTTCCATCGTCTGCACAATCGGAGCTGGTGGTGCGGCTGTTGCTCCAGCTGCTGGTGCTGCGGCAAACGGCAACGCAGGTGGGAATACAACAGTTGTTATCGGTTCTACAACCCTGACGGCCAACGGTGGTGGGGGCGGATTGCAAGCTGCTGGCACAGTTTCTGGGGCGGCAGGCGGTACGGCTTCTGGAGGCGACTTGAATCTAACAGGCGGAGGCAGCGGTGCAATCACTATATCTGGAGTTGGTGCAACGGGGGGTGGTGCCATAAATGTTGGCTTTGGAGCTTTCGCCAGCGGAAGTGTCGGAACCAGTGGGTATACGAGCGGTGGAGCAAGTCCATTAGCAGCTTCAATAGCTGCTACAGCAGGTGGAGGTGCGGGCGCTGGCGGGTTCAATAGTGGTATTACTGGTGGAGCGAATGTACTTGGTACAACAGGTTATCCTACAACATTGGCTAATAGTGCAATTCCTATGCTTGGCGGAGGTGGCAATGGCAGCACCAGTGCCGCAGACGCCGGTGCCGGTGCTGATGGTGGCGGCGGCGGAGCTGTCAATAGTAGCAACGCCACCACCGTAGGAGCTGGTGGATTCGGTGGTGGTGGTGGTAGTGTTATCTCCTCCGCTACTGCTCAAATTGCCGGTGCTGGCGGCAAGGGAGCCGGCGGAGGTGCCGCCGCTATCTCTAGCGCTTCTTACGCCGCAACGTCTGGGGCTGGTGGCAACGGCATAGTAATTTTGGAGTATTAAAATGAGATATGAAGTCCTTGATGCAGTAGATGGGAGCGTGGTCAATACAATTGATGCCAGCGAAGATTTCTGCGCCGCGCACTATCCATTTTACAGATTGGTCGAAGAACCCATTGCGACTATCCCGAGTGTTCGCACATTGACCAAACTGGCATACATGAACCGCTTTACAGATGTGGAACTCGCTGCAATTTATACGGCAGCTAAATCGAGCGTTCAGGTTGAAGTTTGGCTGGATAAGTTCAAACTTGCAGAAGAAATAAACCTCGATGATCAGGCAACAATCTCTGGAGTGCAGGCGCTGGAAGCCGCTGGACTACTCGCTGCAGAAAGAGCCGCGGAAATCTTGGCATGAAGCAGATTTTATTCCACCTAAAGCAAATTCTAATTGCGCTGGATCAGTTTTGCAACACACTACTATGTGGCTATGCAGATGAAACATTCTCAGCTAGATGCTGGCGGAATAGCAAGAGGAGCAAAGTCTGGGATGCCGTTAGAATTACTGTAGATTGTATCCTTTGGGTTGACAAACAGCACTGTTTCGCCAGTTATGTCGATGAGCTGGAGCGCAAGCAGTTGCCAAAGGAATACCGTGGAAACAATTCACACTGAACCAGCCGCAAGAGACCGCTGAGAACTGACAGCCTTCCACAAACATGGGAATACAGATGGAACAATCAATCATAAACTGGCTACTGACTGGCTTTGGGGCTCTCATTGGATTTCTGCTCAATGCTGTCTGGCAAGCTGTGAAAGATCTGCAAGTGGCAGACAAAGCCCTGACAGAAAAGGTCGGTCAGATTGAAGTGCTGGTGGCAGGGAACTATCTTCGACGTGATGACTTTGAGCATACGATAGAGGCGCTTTTCAAGAAGCTGGACAAGATTGAAGATAAGCTGGATGGAAAGGCAGATAAGTAGGTATGGGGCTGGCGGTGGCTACCGTCTCTGCACCTTCAACAGAAGCTTAACCTAGGAAATAACCATTATGGGAAACGTAACAATACCACAATTGCCAGTCGCGACAGGTCTAACTGGGGATGAGTTGGTGGTGCTTTCACAGCTAGGGGTGATGAAATCAGCTGCCGTGAGCGCGATGCTAGGAACTCCAATCGCAGGGCTTAATGTGGTGAATGTGACTGCGCCCGTGACATTAGTGCCAGCACAGTCTGGAAAGATAATTGTCCCGGCGGAGGTCAGTGGGACAATTACGCTTCCGACCTCCCCAGTGCCTGGCACGAATTTCACAATACTTTCGCCACAGTCACATTCAATTACAATTGCTTGTGGGGGGACTGATACAATCCTGTCTCCTGATAACTATATGGGGCTGGGCATACCTTCCTTTCTCATTCCTTCAGGCTTGCCAAATGCAGTCGAACTCACCTGGGTACAGGGGTATTGGCAAATGCAGACTTCTGGCCAAGTATACTGTGCCGCTGCCGCACGACCGTCGGCAGCGGTGAACCTGGGCCAGTTTGCCTATTCTGCCGCAGGAAGTGACACTTCCTTCTCTATCCCTGGGTATCCCGTGGGGCTTGTTCTTAAATTCGGGAGGGTTAATGTAAATGGCTTCAGCGGCTCTCACGTAACTGTCACTTATCAGACGCCCTTCCCGAACGGAGTTGTTGCTGCATTTGTAACAGTTACGTCTACTGATGACACTAATAATGTCACACTTTGGGCACAGCAAACGCTGCCAGCAACTCTCCAAATTGGTGTTGGGGGTACGACCACAGCTAACTCCTATGCGCAGTTTCTGGCAATAGGCTACTAGTATGAGGCTCTCTCTGGCGGTTGAAATCGAGTCGCGGAATGGGCTGCCAATGTCCGATTCCTATATCCTGAATGGCTATGTGCAGACAGTCAATGGGGAGAAAAAGGTAGCGAAAAGACCAGGGCTGTCTTTGGTGCATCAGTTCTCTGCCGGCACCGGGCAGGGAGCTTTCACAATGTCAGGGAATAGCTATGCAATTATCGCTGACAAGATTGTGTTGCTTGCGGCTCCTTGGACTTCCTGGACAATCCCTGCTGTAACTGTAGCGGGGCTGCAGTATCAATTCGTCGCCAATCCCCCGTACATCACAACACCGTATGTTGTGCTGAAGTCCACGGCAGGCATGTGGCAGTTCGACGGAACTACCGTATCTAAGGTGACTGACCCAGACTATCCAGCAATAACAGTCCCTGGGGTGGCCTACCTGGATGGAACGTACTATGTGAAGACTCCTGCAGGGAGAATCTACGGTTCCGACTTGGCTAACCCCCTTTCATGGACTGCACTGAATTTCCTCACCGTCTCTGATATGACGGGGATTTCAGTTGCAATTGGGCACTATCTTACCTATCTGGTGAGCTTTAGCCAGTATTCGACTACGTTCTATTGGGATGCCGCAAATCCGCCCCCAGGAAGCCCTCTGAGCTACGCGCAGAACCTCACGCAGGCCATTGGGTGTGCTGCTGCTGGCTCAATAGCAAAACTGGGAGATGCAATATTCTTCCTTTCCCAGACCCTCACTGGCCGTTCAGTCTCGATGATCACTGGGGCACAGATCACCCCAGTGTCTACACCGAGTATCGATAGTATACTGGATTTGGATGACTTGTCAGGGGTGTATGGGTATCCTCTGGCAATCAGTGGGAGACTATTTTACATCCTGTCGCTGGTGGGAAGTGCCATCACGTTGTGTTATAACCTCACAGAGAAGCACTGGACATACTGGTCAAGTGGAAAGGCCACAGCAACAGTTCCAGTAACTCTGACCCTTGGGAGTGACCTCACAACTGTCACAGGAACGATGACAGGCACACTCCCACTGGCAGGAACGTATGTGGTGATTACTGGGGCAACAAACCCACTGTTCAACGGGATGTTTCTGGTAACATCAGCGACCGCGACTTACTTCACCTATACCATTGAGTATTCCATGTATTTGCTGGACTCTCATGGGAATATTTTGGTTACAGAGGCTGGAGATGCATTGGTAGGGGCGATTATTCCAGTTGCAGGGACTGTTGCAGGGAACTGCCAAGTGAGTATCACTTCCAACTCCTACTTCACTGCCATTGCCTCCGCAGGGAACAATCTCCTGCTGGATGTTGCAAGTGGGGTGGTGGAGAAGCTGGACACAACTACCTACACTGACTACACTGGCCCGATTGACTTCAACATCGTGACGAAGAACCTTTCCCCAGGCGAAACCTCCACATTGACCCGGATTGCCGCCGCTGAAGTGAAGGGGGATAAAGTACTGACGACCGGATACCTGCGCTATTCTGACACAGACTACAAAAGTTGGTCAGGCTTCCGCGCGCTTGCTATGAACTCCCCGCGAGTGCGGACTCTGCGCCTTGGAGCGACACGCCGCAGGGCCTTCCACTTCCGTCATGTGGACAATACACCGCTGCGCGTGGAGGAACTCCTGATCGACATTGGTGGGGCTGATGTTGCACCACAGACTAAAGGACGTTGACGATGGGATTTATTACGCTGCCTCCTGCCCCTCAAGGTGTGGAGAAGGTGACTGCGGTATCTTGGGTGACTTGGTTTACGCTGTTACAGAAGGGACTGACTTCCAATGCGCCGATGCAGATGCCAGTGTACACGCTGGCCACACTACCTTTGGCAAGTGGAAGCACTGGGAAGTACATCGAGGTGTCAGATGCTACTGGTGGAGCAAAGCTCTGTAGGAGTGATGGGGTGAACTGGTTGCTGGTGAATACGACTACGATTGTGAGCTGAAGCTGGAGGGGATGGGGATGGAAAAGGTACTGTTGGATGACTGGAAATGGGTAGTCAGAAAAGCCTGGAGCTTCCGGTTGATGTTGCTGGTGGCAGTGCTTTCTGGGGTTGAAGTGGCATTGCCGATTGTTGGGGATAGGCTGCCGCAGATGCTGTTTGCAGGGCTTACCTTTGTGGTGACTGTAGCTGCCCTCATTGCAAGGCTTCTGGTGCAGCGCCGGGAAGCCGAAGAGGGGAGTGCTGTGGACTCTGGGACTGAGGAACTCTGATGGCGCCGGAGAACCGCAGGCGTACCGCGATTGCCGGGCTGGTGCTGAGTGCCGCAGGGCTTGTGGCCATTGTGGGGCAGGAGGGGTACAGCAGCAAGGCAACTATTCCCGTTGCAGGAGATGTTCCGACAATAGGGTTTGGAACGACTGCTGGAGTGCGGCTGGGAGATACCACGACACCACAGCGGGCACTCGGTCGGGCACTGCGTGATATTGGCACCTTTGAAGGGGCGCTGAAGCAGTGTGTGCATGTGCCGTTGGCGCAGGGGGAGTATGATGCTTTTGTGGGGCTGGCCTATAACATCGGAGGGAAGGCTTTTTGCAATTCGCGGCTGGTGCAGAAGGTGAATGCTGGAGACTACAAAGGGGCGTGTGGGGAGATTCTTCGCTGGACGTACTATCAAGGCAAGGACTGCGCAGATGCCAGGTACAAGCATCTGTGTGGGGGGCTTGCGACACGCAGACAGCAGGAATACAAACAGTGCATGGAGGGATGAGGAATGGACAATAGGACAAAATATTACCTGATTGGGGGAGTTGTTGTGGTTATTGCAGCCACAGCGGCGATTGTGAGTCTCTCTTGGTCATTGCTGAAGCCAGTGGTGAGGGAGCCGAAGCCGGATGTTGCGGTACTGGCAGCGGCGGCCCCACAGGTTCGCAGGGAGGTGAAGGAAGATGTGGCAGTGCCTGCTGCGAAGGTGCGGGCATACAGGCCAGCTGTGAAGCACAAGCTGAAACTCCCGCAGGCTGTGCAAGATGACGCAGCGCAGTCGGTTGTGAGTGCGAGCCAGGTGGCAGCCGATGACCACCCGCAAACTGTAACTACGGTGTTGGACACAGCGACTGGAGTCACCACGCAGTATGTAAAGGAGGAGCCACTGCCTTGGGTGGGTGTGCAGCAGCACTCGGAAGCAGGGATGTATGCTGGAGTGCAGGGCGGGATGCCAGCGGTGAAGGCGTATGTGCGGCAGGAATTGTTGCAAGTAAAAGCCCTGCACTTGGGGGCTATTGCTGAGGCCACGCAAGTGCAGGGCAGGGGGCTGGATACCTTTGCTGGATTTGGTGTCTGGGCTAGGTGGTAGCCAGTAGCCTACTCACAATCCCCCCAGCTTTTCTCACTACTGACAATTCCCACCGGAATCACCAGCGGGTCACTGTAGGGGATGACAATCTGCGCTTCCTCTACAATCCTCTTCAACCAGTGCTCCTTGCCTTCTATGGGCACCTGCCCCATCAAGGAGTCGTGGACTTGGAGTAGGACTTCAGCCTCTGGCAGGTTGTTGTGGATGTTGACATAGGCACGATTGATGAGGCAGCCTACTGTTGATTGTGGTATCCATGCGACTGCCTGATTGAAGATAGTCCCTTCTATCCTGTCAAAGAAGTGTATGCGATAGCCAAAGGCATTTTGCACGTACCGGCGGCCACTGACCTGCTTTTTGATATCCTCCTGCCAGCGTTTGATTTCCGGCGCAAGCCCAAAGTACCATTTCTGGATTCGCTCGGTTTCATGCACAAGCAGGCCAATGCGCGGTGCAATGCCATCGGCAGTTCCCAGGTAGTTTGTCCCGTGGCACAGTGATTTGAACATGCCATATTCCCTGGGATGTGACTTCTTTGTCATACTGGGATTGCGGTAATACTCCCGCATGACTTCCACATAGGGCTTCCTGCCATTGGCGAAGTGGTCTTTCATCCACTTGCAGTCACTCTCCCATGTCACAATTCGTAAGTCAGCACTGTCTAAGTCAATATCGAACATGGCCATGCCGGGGTCAGGAATGAAGAGTTTGCGGACATTCGGCAGGGACAAGCCGCCGCCTTCGACTTCCCCGCCCTTCGGGATGTTCTGGCAATTCAGCCCGGAGCCAAAGGCGTTCTTGCTAGAGGCGAACCTGTAAGTCTCAGTCCCACAGATATTGAAAGTGGTACGGATGCGGCCATCTGTGTCCAGCTGAGCTTCCACGAAAGTTGAGTTGAAAACTCCCAGAGAGCGCAGTTCAGAGATTGTGCGGGTGAGGGGCTGAAGTATTGGCTCCCGCATTGCCAGTTTGTGCAAGGCCTCATCATTGGTTGTGGGTGACATGCCGCCTTCTGCGTTCCGCTTGAGCACTTTCTTCTGCGCGAGCTCTTCGTAGAAAAGTTCCTGCATCTGCTTAGGAGAACGGATGTTGACTGGGTGGCCAAGGACTTCCGCCATCCAGGTTTCTCGGGCAGCTCGTGCCTGCAGGAGTTCCTGGGAGAAGGCAGCACGTCTGCGCGTATCCATGCGGATCCCACGATTCATGGTCTTGAGAACACAGGGGGCGAGGGATTGCTGGAAGGCGTTGACAGCTTCGAGCTTAAGGGATTTCACAACCTGTGCCAGGACTTCATGGATTGCAAGAGTACGCAGGGAGTCCGTGCAGTTGTAAATCCAGTACTTGTCCTCACCCTCCCCCTTGGGGCCGTCAGTCCAATTAGTGCGGTCATCCTTCCAGTACAGGTGATCCTCCAGATACATCGAAGAGAGGAAGGCCAGATTTTTCGGGAGGTTGGAGAAGCAGGAATGCTGCTGAATCATTGTATCTTGCACGTCCGGGCAGAGGAAGTGCCAATAGCGATAGATGTACTGCGCATCATAGTTCCAGTTCTGCCCAATGATTTGCACCAGTGACATGAGGCGAATCATGCGGAGTACGAGCTGAGATTCTTCTTCCAGAGTCCAGTAGCCTTCGTCAGAGTGTTGGCACATGAGGGGGATGCAGATGGCCTCTGAGGAACTCCAGGCGAAGGCGATGCAGGCAATGTGCCCTGCACGGGTTTCAATGTCAGCACCGAGTTTGAGCTTGTGGCCAGCGCTGAGAGCGGCTGAGGCAGAGGTGATGAGGGAATCCAGGGTGTCGGCAGCTTGGGAATAACTTGGGCGTATTACAAGTTTGTAATCCGTGCGAGAAACCCGTGGATTGTCCTTGTGCCTGGCCACCCGCTTCAGGTCATGCAGCAGAATCGGGCGCAGATTCCATTGCATATTCAGAAGTGCCGGGGAGATCGTAGGGATAACTTTCAAGTCTGGGATGAGTGTGGAGACCATCACAGACGACCTCCAGTTCATCGCACCCCACTCCCCAGTGAGCGCCCACAGCGCCAAGTCCCCAATGGCACAGACAACATTAGGTTTGAGGGCTAGGAGTTCCTGCCGTAGCCGCTCAATCCCCTCCACTACCTGGGGTAGCACCATCCTGCCGTTGTAATAGACATGGGCTGGAGTAATGTCTTTCTTCTTCAGCGCTACAAGTCCCCCCGTCCTGCCTGAAGGTGCCTTGGAAGTGCATACCATTGTCAGGTAGCAACTCTCCCTTGGAATTCCAGCCTCTCGCATGAGCTTCGTGAGTTCTACCCCAGGCATACCCCGGAATGGCTCTCCTGTAGCGATATCCTGCTCATGCGGAAATTCTCCTACTATTGCTATGGCCGCATTATTCGGCCCGACTGCGCGTATCATAGGGTTGTAGCTCCTGAGTGTGTGTATGAAGGGGGAACCCTCATCAAAGCCGCCAGTTCATCCCCTAACACCTTCCCAGTGGTAACAGGAGGATTTCTGTCAGCTTCCTCCACGTCTTTCAGCCGCTGCAGGCATACTCCATAGTATTCCTTGGAGGCTTCCAGTACCGTCGCTTTGCACTTCTTGGCATGAGCAGCCGGGATGAGTGTGCCAGTGCCTCCGAAGGAATCCAATACCTCATCCCCAGGCCGTACACTTCGCATCAGCAGATTCTCATAGAGTGCAACCGGCTTTTGCGCGCCGTGCTGCAAACCCATGTCAGCTGTTGTAGCAATAATGTCAGGGTAGATTGCTGTGGTCTTTTTATGCCCTTTAATCGCGTACAGGATGCACTCATACTGCCGGCGTGGGCCTTCGTCAGGGAGCGGTACTCTGCCACTGTTGGGTTTTGTGTGCAGGATTGGTGTGCGGAACACATACCAGCCGGCGGCTTGCATCAGCGCCTTCAGTTCATGGAAACGGTCGAAGTCGCAGAAGACATACGCGTGAGCCTGGGGCTTCGTGACGCGGAAACTCTCTGGACACCACCGGCGCATTAGCTCTTGCCAGCTTTCATGGCTGTCCTCATAGTGGTGGCTGTAGTTGGCCAGTCTCCCCTCTCCAGCTTCGCCAAAAGCATCAGCTCCCATTCCATAAGGGGGGTCAGTGAGGATGACATCAAAGCGTTCTGCTGGACATACCCTAAGCCAGTCGAGGCAGTTGACATTGTGGACTTCGTGGACAGAAGCCTGGAAAGTTCTGCCGACTGCCTCCGCCAGCGCAACATTCTTTGCGCTAGTCTCCTGTCGCTTGAGAATTTTGAATGCTTCATCAGTAGTTTTGGCCTTTGCAATTTCAGGATTGTGAAGGTGGTTTGCGACTATAATGTCTTTGCGCACCTGATCCTGGAAGGAGCCATCACTGCGGCCTTTCACCTCCATCGCAGTATCAGCCACTGTGTGGAGCTTCCCAAGGGCTTGGGCTTGCTGAGAGCGGAGCTTGTGGAGCCTGGCCATAGCACTTGCACGTTCCTGCCAGCTTAAGTCTTTGCGGTGGAGGTTTTCTTCCAGTTCCGCTTCCTCCGCTTCCAGTGGAGAGAGCTGCCCCAGTGTGACGTAGGGCACGAAGCCCTCTGGGACTGGCTGACTGTTATAGTGGAACTGGCCTCCCAACATCCACAGGTCAATGATGGCCCGAAGGCGACGCTCACCTGCAACCAGGACAAAGCCTTCGGGAGATTCCCGTACTACCAGTGCATGCATCAGTCCCTTACTGGCAATTGTTGTGCCAAGTTCCGCCAGTGCCTGCGGGTCAAACTCTTGCCGCTGACGGTCTTTGGCAATGATGATTTTATCTACTGCGATTAGCTGCATTGTGGCCTCACTTATGACTGAAGAGGGTGGAGAAAATGCCATGCCTCAATGGCACGGCGCTATAGGTCAAGAATGGCTTAAAACCGGCCATTTTTGAGGGATTTATACGGTAACGGGCATTAACCCATGATGCAATAGGCAATGCGTAGAATGAGGGCAAGTTCTGGAGAATTTGAGATATGTTACTGGTATAAATCATGGGCAAATGCCTTTCATGAAAAAAGGGCCAGAGAGGGAGGAGTAACCCTAACTGGCCCAAGACGCTACAACTACAAATTACAGCAGGGGGTTACAGCTTGGCGACACCTTTGACTTCAGCAAATACCTCACCGTCATTCTGGCCCATGCGGTGCTTTACGCTGACACGGGCAGAGAGGCCAGGCAGCATTGCGAAGGAGAAGGGTTCGTTGGGGCTGTTTTTGCCAACAGCTTCACGCAGGCGGCCCAAGGCTACGTTCTTGCCCTTGGACATATCCAGCGTGCCATCGGCATTCAAATCCAGCATAAGCCCCTGCTTGCAGACGACCTCATCGCGGCCGAGTTCGGCCTTGACCTGCGTATCTTCGATAGACCAGAAGATATCCAAGGCAACGCCAGAGGATGTGCCATCTTTCGATTGCCACTGGCGGGGGGCGATTTTGGAGATGATGGCCATGTATTCACCAACGGGCACAGGCACTGTTTTGGTATCGTTAGCACCAGAGACTGTGGAGTCGAGAAAAGAATTAGCATCAAAAGTCATGATAGAGTTCCTGTAAAGTTAAAGTTAAGGTTAAGGCTGAGAAAAACCCCTCTCGATGGTGCGTGAGAGGGTGAGGCTAGTCTCGCACCCATAGCGGCAGGGTGCAAGAGGAATTGCCACAGTTACGCACATTGACTACAGTGCGCCTCCCCGAGATTTCCACTTCCCTATGATAAGCCGGAAGTCCTGTGGCTGCCCCTGGGCGATGGGGAGATTGCGTGACTTGACGTCAGCGATTGCACTCCCCGTATCCCAGGAAAATTTCGTACCTTCACGAACTGTGAGGATGACGTCAGAGAACATCGGGGGGAGTTTGGGCGCAAGGGCTTTGCCAAGTGTGCTGATCATAATCTTGACACCTCCCAACACAGTATCAGTCTCCCGCTCGACATGCGCAATGAGCACAAAGTGACAGCGGCAGTTGTCTGTCCACATGCGCACAATTTTCTCCACCTGGTCTTGTGCGATGCCCCAGTCTGATTGATTCTTAACTGGCTTGCCTCCGATGACAAGTGACATTGCCGCACGGGCCAGTCCAGCCATACCGTCCACTACCAAAGCACGGGAAGGTTCCCAGGTATCAACACATCCAAACTTCTCCCCTGTACGGTCATCGGGAAAGTCATTCAGCACCGCACACAGAAGAAGGAATTGATTGTGCTTACTGCGATTTGGGTCAGACATTTTAGCAAGGGAATCCAGTGCCATTGTGTTGATCTTTGTCGCGTTGTCCTGAAGTTCGTTGAAACTCGCCTTTGGCGCTGGTAATTGGTGCCAGTGAAGGTTCGGGGGGATCTCCTTTCCACGGTCAGTGAAGTAGCCAAGTAGGGATTCCAGCCCGGACTCCAAGCCCAGATAGAATACCTCAACTCCTGCCTCTACCAGGGAGCCGATGGAGTAAGTTTTGCCAGTACCTGCCGGCCCCATCAGGAGCACATTGACGCCGGGGAGGGCGCTGAGGGCAGCAGGTGGGGTTGTTGATGTTGCAATTGGTTCAGTCATAATTTTTTCCTTTGTTGTAAATAGTTAAGATATTTGTGGTATCTGTAGGTTCTGTACACCTGCCAACCTACCAGCAGTACGGCCACAACCCATAAGACACCGACTGCAGCCCACGAGAACAGCGCGAATTTCAGGCAAACTCCAATAGTAGTCATGGCCACAATCCTCCCTGTTGAAAATAGCCAAAATGTTCAGCGAGATAGCACCTGCACGGCTTCTACTATAGCCCAGATGAACAACACAAGTCTCAAGCAAATAATTACAGTAGCCATAGTAGTACTTTCCTTTCGTGGGGCTGTGGGCCTGCTAACCCGCCAGCAGGACATTTTCCGCATAACTCAGATGGCGCTCAAACTCCCATCGCACCAGCTCTTCAGGGAACAGCTCTGAAAACTCTGCATCCCACAGCAACATCAAGGAGCCGGGAACTGCCCAAGGGTGCTTTGTATGCTTTCGGCAGGGAGTTTCGATGCACCGAAAAGTTCCTGCCATTGAGCCTCCCCCTTCTATCGGGCACCTGGCCCATACTTCTGCACAAATCGGGCAGAAGTATGCATAGGAACGCGGGGCTGCGTATTCCTCATGGATATGGATACCACCACGTTGGCAACTGCCGAAGTAGTGGTTCTCCACAAAGAAATGCTGAGTGTAGGGGAGTGGGGATGGGAGCACAGCCATCTTAACCCCCAAGCATCCCAGAGAGTTCTTCGGAGAGACTCGCAGCCTGTTCCGGGGAAACCCCTCCGGGAAGCTCCGGTGCTGGTGCTTCACCTGCCCCACGCACATGCCCCCAGCTTTCTTCATACTCTTTCACACTGAGTTCCCGACGCGCCAGTGGATCCCAGACCCGCTGCTCGAAGTTCACAGGAAGCCAATCATCTGGCTGTGAACTCTTACAGACAGCCACAAAGGGGCAGCCGCCGTACTCCACACATCCTGCATCGAGAGAGAAGTCCCAGTAGCCTTCCTTCCAGCACTGGATCATCCGCTTTACGTCTCGAAGCACCTGCTGTTCCCATCGCTCTATCTCATACTTGCTGCGATACGTGGGGACTTCCATTGTGTCGTACTTGGTCTTCAGGATGCTCACCCCGCGAACGATGGTTCCTTTTGCCTGAATCCCATGCCTTGCAGCAGCCCATTGATACCCGGTAAACTGTGACCGCATCTCCCACTGCCGTGCGAAGGTAGCCCCAAGGCTGGAAGTGGTCTTTTCATCATAGATGAAGATTCCATCCATGCGCTCAGCGATCTGGTCACTTCGGCCAGTGTAGAGTACAGGGTCGCCTGTGACTGGGTGTGCAATGTCAAGTGGTTCAGCAAAGCTGAACTCAATGCCTTTGTGGCCATTGGCGAAGGTGACTGGTTCCGCTCCGTCTGCCCCCAGGGGGTACATGGAGAAGTAGTATTCCAGCGCTCCACACATGCGCTCTAGAGATTTGGGGGAATCGGGAGGGCAGGGGAAGTCGCCGTAGTGCGCGATAAGAGCTGCAAGGCCGATGCCTTCGGCGTCCTCTGCGCTTCGCCCTTCTACGAAAAACGCCCTGCGAGCGGCCTCGATTCCAGATGCAAAGGCCCCGCCAGCAATAAGATGCACAGAAGGAAAGCGGGATTTCCAGTGTTGCACGTATTGCCGAAAGGCTTTTTGCGGGCAGCTGCGGAAAGCCGACAGGATGGTGCTGTCCAGAGTGTGTGGAAACATGGGGCGGGCGCTGGTGCTGGCGCTGGTCATAGTAGTTCTCCTAGTAGTGCTTCACTGTCAATTGGCTTTGCCTTTGCCCTGGCCGCAGCCTTTCCTTCTCTGGCGGCGCTGCTTCGCATACTGCTTGCAATACGCTCCTGGCGGATAGCTGCGATAGCTTCTCGCATTTCCTCGATTGTGATTGTACCGTCAGCGGCTTTCCGCCGCCATTCCTGAAGTTTGGAAGGGATGATTTCAGTCATTGGAAATGCCTCCACGGCTGACAAAGTGGGAGACCACCCAACTCAGGAAGCGAGCACCGACGGGAAGGTTGCTGTAGCCATCCTCGGCCCTGCGTGGTAGAACTCCGGGCAGGGCATCGAGGATGAGTTGAACATTGTCCAATTCCGCTTTGGCCTCTATCCAGTATTTGTAGTAATTGTCCCTAGTAGTGTTAGCATTACGAAGCTTAGTGTCCAGTTCAGTTATGGCTGCCCGGGCTTCTGCGAGTTCCTGTTGCAGTGTACGAATTTGAATCGAAAGTGCTGGTGCTTTTGCCATGATTTGAGTCTCCAGTTATGAAAGTAAAGGGGTTATTTGCGTGGATTACGATGAGGTAATCCACGCAAATAATCTATAGTGAGTTTCCTCAGTGTACAATCTAAGACAATGATTACTTGGATTCGCCTAGTCAAAGCGCCTGCTGGTAAACAATCCCTGACGCTGTTTTCCCGATTACCATAGTCCGGTCTTGCAGCCAGTCCATTACCTCATCTTCTGTAATGCCGGTTTCAGATACCGAAGGAATTCCGAAGGCCGCAGCAATTACCTCTGGGGCCCCCTCTGCAAAGTCACAGCACAGAGCACTAACATCTAGCTCCATTTCAGCGCCTGTAGCTTTCTCCAGCTCTTCCAGATAGTCAAACAAAACTTCTAGCCCTTCCCAACTGAAATGATTACCTCGTCCAGCATCTTGGAAGGCTTGCCGAAAACTGGATAGTGTTACGGTTGTTTTCATGATTTTCTCCTTTGTTGTTTATGTCTTAGCATCAGGCGTTTGCCTGAAGTCCCGATATGTCTGCTCCATCTCGTCATCCCACGGAAGCAGTGTATGCGTATTGTCACTCATTCCCCACTCTTTGCCGCAGCGTGAGCAGCCAACCTTCCGGCTTGTCGGGCTGAAAACCCGTTGCAGCACGTAGCGATGCCCAAACAGCGCGCAAATTAGTTTTTTAAGCACTTTCATCTTTGTATGTCCATGTTATTCTCCTGTTGTATACACTCCGGGCCATTTCCAGCAACAGGTCTCGGAACTCAGCCGGTGTATGGATTCTCGCAGTGCTGTTAATCCCACCTCCCTTGAACCCTAATTCGCCGATCCGCCTGCATTTTTCCAAGCCGTATTTGTCTATCGCCCACTGCGGAAACACCGCCTCACTTTTTCCCCACAGAAGCTCAGGCAAATCCGTGCCAACTGCATATAACAGGGTTGGCTTTCGCGCATAGTGGCCGTATCGCCCCTGTTCAACGCAACACGTCCACCCACCAAAGTCATCTGCTTTTACCCATCCGCCTGAGCGCGGCGGCACAGCAAGCCCAAAATGTGGCCAGGCATGGCTACCCCACGGATGCTCCAGCACTCCACCAAACTGGCGAACGCTATTTAAAGCCGCGGCAAAGCATCCGCCGTCATCACCTTTTATCTTGCGCTCCCCTGTTCTAGCAATCCATAAAGGCTGCCCGGCCCAGAATTTACCCCACCGCTGACAGGGAGGGTGTGCTACTACTGGATAAGGGCCGTTGTAAAGGCGAGCGTCCTGAACCTCATCCCACGGTTCTACATCATCCAGCCCAAAATAGGCCCCAAAAGTCTCAACGTACAACGCAGCAATCATCTTCATTTCAGTCTCCTTATGCCAGCAACAGCTTCGTTGTCGGCCTTGAACATGCAACATACAGGCACTGAAATGCCTCCTTACGATTCCGGTTTTTCAAGATATCCTGATAATCCACCCAGACCGTTTCATACGTACTCCCCTGTGCTCGATGCACCGTCAGCGCGTATGCGTACTTCACCGCATGGAAGAGTTCCTGATGCTTCCAGAAAGCCTGCCAGAGCTTGGGGGAGGTACGAGCATTCGCTGCCTTCTTCTCTGCATCCTCGTTGAATTGCTGCTGGCTGCTTGGATGCAGCACAAGCAGGCGAATGACCTTATTCTCTTCGCTCCTGCAGGTGAGTTCCTGTGCTGTGTAACCTGGATACAAAGGGTGCTTGCAGGTTGCCACCCCTTCCACTATCGCCTCTTCGTCAGTAGCAAGAAGCGGCATATCCCCGGCCATACAGGGAGCTGTGGCCACGATTCTATCTCCGGGCAGGTACAACCCAGGAACTGCAGCGGCCCCGAAAATCCCGCTGCGAATGAGGTTGTTGTATTCCCCCACCTGAACATTCCTCCAGGCAAGCACCTTGTTGCTGGTGCCATCAGCGAACTCCCCGGCCATCGCTGCCTCATACATGGCCTTTTTGAAGGCAGCGCGGGAAAGTTTCCAGACCCCAGAACCGTCCTCGCTGTGGTCACTTTCAAGTACGATTGAAGGAAACGGCTGCTCTGCGGCTTCTCTGACCTTTGTTGCGAGGGCCAGAATCTGATTATCATGCCGCATGACAGTGGTGAGAGAAGCACCTGCAGTTACCTCTGTCCAGACACGGGAGGAGGCTTCTCCTACTGGCGGCAACTGTGCCTTATCTCCCAGGAACACTACCTTGACCCCATGCTGTTCGGCTTTCGTCAGCAACAAGTCGAACAGCTGTGTTCCCACCATACTTCCCTCATCCAGAAACACCGCATCGTATTCTGCGAAGTCCTCTGTGCTGTGCCCTCCGACAAGTTTCTTCAGCTCCCCGCTCTTGTCAATGCGAAGCCCTAGCAGGGAGTAAATCGTACAAGCATCCCCTGTAACTCCTCGCAGCACCTTCGCTGCTTTGTTTGTTGGGGCAGTGTAGGCGAACTTGCTATGACTGCCTGCGCATCTTGCCGCCACTTCCCTCATGCAAAAGGTCTTGCCCGTGCCTGCGAAACCCGCCAGGGCAAAGAACAGTGAGGGAGGATTGGGATCAGCGAGGAAGTTCATTAAGGCTGTTACTGCGACCTGTTGCTCTGCGGTGAGGGCAACAGGTGTGGTTTGACTTACTGGCGACATTTTAGTTTCCTCAAAAAATGGTGGGGGATTAGTCTGCAGCTTTGTCTGCTGTGGTGGTTCGGAAATGCTCGCGCACAAGGCTGGTGAAGAACTCCTGTAACGTACCGAAGGGGATTCTGCCCTCCAGGTCGCTGTACAAGTGCAGCTTCACCTTGGCTGCCAGATCTTCAGGCAGCCCCACATTGAAATAGACTGTCCTGAGCGTGTTCTTTGGTCGTGCCATGTCTGCTACTCCTTCGTGATTTTGGTCTTGGCCCGGCGGGCTGCCGTGGCCTCTTTGACTACTGCATGTAACACTCTATCCATATCTTCCAGTATCACCTCCAGTGCTGCTAGCTGTGTTCCTACATGCTCCTCTGGAAAAAACCTTAGATGCCCTTTGATAGTGCCTAGGCTTCTCAGGGCAAAATTCAACATCATTGCTTCACGCTGTGCATCAGTCATTTCAAAATCTCCCGGTTAGTCCAATTGAATAGTTTCTGCCCACAATTCCAGCTTCCACCCCGATGGTCAAATACTGCCAAAATCTCCTTTGCTGCTCCGGCAGCATGGAACTCACAGCAATGTGCGCTGCAGCTGTGAGCAAGAAGTACCGGTTGACTTGGCCGACGGTCGGATGCTCAGGCATGGCAGGATTTAATTCCCGCCAGTGTTGAGGTTCCTGAGCAATTTGGCGCGTCTGCGCCCAGTCGGCGCAGTGCACTGTAAGGTAGGCAGCTTCCAGTGCATCAAGCCCCATGGTAGCAGCTCGCGCAGAGGTCTGTCAGGTGTTCATTCTCCTTCACTTCCTCTGGCAAGCCCGCCTGCATCGGGGCTTCTGACGCCCGTACCCAACGCATTGCTGTAGAGGTGCGGTGTTCCTGGCGCTGGAAACGCCCGATGAAGTGACTGTGCTTTGCCCCGCATGTCGTGCAGCGCTGTACATCGAACATCACCACAGTTGCCCTAGGCAGCCACAGCCTGCCAATCTCCCAGTTCGCTACGAATCGTTGCAGCATCGCGGCTTCTTCTGCTGTTGCCAGGCCGGTTTTCAGCGCCTTCTTGGCGGCCTTGGCCTTCTGTGCAGCCGCTACTTCCTGTAGGGATTCTTGGAGCAGGGCGTCCAGGGAGAACTCGCCGTCCTCTGTCTCTGCCTCTGAAGCAAAATCCAGCGCTTCTTCCAGCACCTCAACTTCCTTCTCCAGATCTTCCAGGGCCTCTGCCTCTAGGGCCCTGAATTGATCTTCTGCTTCTTGATATTCTCCTGCGTTAAACTGTTCCATGACTGAGCCTCTCTTAGTTAGTTATCAGTAGGGGAAATCCCTACTAACGATTAGACAATAGCATAACTTGCGCGAGATTACAAGCCAGTTTTTGTGTGTTTTTGTAAGTAATTGGCGCGGGTTACTCTGTTGTAATCCCCACAAGTTACCCCACAATCCCCTGAACTCCGGGCAATAAAAAGCCCACGTCTGAGGTGGGCTAGTGATTGCGGTTCCGTAAGCCTGCGGAGGCTCAATTACGCAGGCTTACGGAACCTGGGGGCAATCATCCCCTAACGCTTTGACGCTTTACACCAATTCTTCCAGCAGAGCATCGGTATCCACGGCTGACTTGGCTTTGCCGAGTTTCTCTGCTTCCAGCTTGGCAACGATGGGGGCGATGGCAGCATTTTGGCGCAGAGCAACTTTCTCCGCCTGCGTCTTGTTGGCCAGGAACGCTTTGATCTGTTCCATCGGCTTGCCAGAATGCTGGTGCAATGCACGAGCCAGGATACTGGTGCCAGCCATACCGTTGGACTCACGGGCTTTGGCCCATTCGCCAGCGTTCATGCGTTCCATCAGGGCATCCACGGCCATCACTGCATCTTCCACGTCAGCCAGGCCCGCGATTTCGTCACCGAACTTCTGCTCGGCGCCGTGGCCAGCGAAACGTGTCAGCAGCTTTTCAGGGATTTTGAATGTGCGGGTTTCACCATTCACAAAGTCCATGCGGATACTGGGATAGCCGGCGTCGTCCAGGATGGTTTCTTTCAGCATCCGGCGCTTGCCGCTGAACTCGACCTTGCGGCCGTCATCCATCTGAACGAGGAAGTAAGTGGTCGCGGCCTTGCCGGACTTGGGGGACTCAACGTCAGGGTTTTCGGTTTCAGGTTGTGCTTCTTTCGTCATGACTGTATTCCTTTTCTATTGCTAGTGGATTATCTGGGTTCCACCGCTACACCCTGCTGCAGACTAGGGCTTGCGCCGCTAGGGAAACTCCACTCTATAGGAAGTCGCCCAGTGGCGCAAGGGGGATCTGCGAGAACTGCTAGGAATTTTTCGCCCGGAGTTCGGTCAGTTTTTGCAGCATCGCAGTCCGTGCTTCTGGGCTGACCTCCGGAGCTGCTGCTGGTGGCTCCAATCCGGGGATAGGGCCGACCTTCTCCAGCGCCTTTGAGATTGCTTGGGCATCCCAGGTGCTTTCCTTCGGAACTAGCTGAAGCAGTGGGCCGTCCTGGTGTAGGGAGATGGAGCCTGCAATTGCAGCCAAATCCTCGAAGCCATCAGTGCTTCGCAGTGCGCGGAAATAGCTGTAGAATCTGTGCTTCAGGGTGGAGGCTTCAGCTGTGGACTGTAGCTGAATGGTCATCGTTTTACCCAGTTTGTGAAAGGTTTTCAGCACGTTAGCATAGGCGACTGGATAGCGCAGGGGGTCAGTGCTGGTGTGCGCGGTGTACTTGGGGGTGGAAGCTGAGGTTGGTATTGTCATTGGAGTAGTCCTTTCTGGTGGGTTAGTGGGTTGGTTTAGCTGGCAGGGGCATCCAATGGGTAATGCCAGAGGTGTTGGCGAAACCCAGGATGATAGTGCCAGTGTTGAGGTGGAGCAGGAGAGTGCAGCCAGCTGGAGGGGGGTAGTCTCGAGCATCCCACCACTGGTGCGCCTCCAGCTGGCTTCGGAGAGCGGCATTTTCCCGCAGCAGTTCCCCATAAGAGGGATATGGTACAAAAGTGAAGGCAGGCATAGCAGGTTAAAACTCCCTCAGCTTGTTCTCATGCTCGATAATCTGCGTGATTATGCGGTCTTGAGCGGATTCAGTAAGGCCCCAAGAAACCGGGGATCCCCACTGGCCGAAGATTTTCAGCCTAAGGCCGCTGACTGGATCTTCACGGGAGGGGAAGAAGTCGTAGCTGACCTCCGCCTGGACGTCCTCCCCCAGGTCTCCAAGTTGCAGGTATGTGATCATTTTTGGCTCCTTTTCGGTTGCTGGTTAGTGCGGGTGAAGCGGGAAATTCCGCAAGAAAGGCCATAGTGACACGGGTGAGGCCAGCGTGCAAGGGGTGTGGGGAAGAGCTGAAGGGGCGCGGGGACTGCTGGAGCGGAGCGACCTCCCCCAAGTAACAGCAGCAGCTGCAACTACACCAGCTGCTGGCCACAGGTCGCCCGCCCCATTGTGCTGTGGCCGCTGCTGGAAGAGGGGGGCAAGTGGAGATGCAGGGGCACGCGTGGGAGGTCGCTACGCTCCAGTGAGGCCGAAGGGGGCACAGGGGGGGGGGGGGGGGGGGGGGGGGGGTTTGTTACCC